CATCTATGCTGGCACTGGGACAGTCACTGCGGGCGTCCCTGCGGTCCCGTACAGCGCGATTGGCATCGGGGACAACCTGTCTCTCGTTGGGCACTGGACCTGCCCTGCCGGGTACACTGGATACCTTGTGAGCGGAAGCGTCACCAGCGGCACGTCAAACGCAAACCAGTACATCACCGCGCGCCTCAAGCTTCGCGCTCAGGACAACATCGTCCGCACTGCCGCGATCACCACGCTTCACGACGGAACGGCAGATTACGACTTTTCATACCCCGTCAAGATTCAGGCGGGGGAGTGCCTCACTGCCACCGCCAAAGGTTCGGGCAATAACAACGACGTCTCGTCGTACTTCCAGATTGTCCTGATCAAGAACGGAGGACCGCTCTGATGGGTAAAAGTCCGGCTTGGACACGCAAGGAGGGTAAGGACCCGAAAGGCGGTCTGAACGCCAAGGGCCGCGCTTCGGCGAAAGCGCAGGGGATGAACTTGAAACCCCCTGCCCCAAACCCAAAGAGCAAGGAAGACAAAGGCCGCCGCGCGTCATTCTGTGCCCGGATGTCCGGGATGAAGGCGAAGCTGACGAGCGAGAAGACCAAGCGCGATCCAAACAGCCGGATCAATAAGTCACTTCGAGCGTGGAACTGCTGACATGAACCGTGGTAGTATGACCCAACAGATCACGGAAACCGGAGGGAAGAGGATGGCAAAGGTTGGCTTGTATGCTAACATCAACGCCAAGCGGAAGCGCATCGCCGCAGGCTCTGACGAGAAGATGCGGAAACCGGGAACCAAGGGCGCACCGACCGCACAAGCGTTTCGGCAGTCCGCCAAAACAGCGAAGGGGAAGAAATGATGAAGGCTGGCAAAAAGGGCGGCAAGGGCTGCTCGGCTGACATGATCAGCCCACGCAAGGCTATGGCCATGGGCATGAAGCCTGCAGTGGTCAAGAAGGGCAAGAAGTAAACCATGGCAACCTCAGGGACCCGGACGTTCAATCTGGACGTCGGCGAGCTTATCGAAGAGGCGTATGAGCGGTGCGGGCTTGAAGTCCGCACAGGCTACGACGCGCGCACGGCACGGCGGTCCCTGAACCTGATGTTCGCTGAGTGGGCCAATCGCGGTTTGAACCTGTGGACCGTGAACCAAGCCACGATCACCGTCACGGTCAACGTCGCGACCTACACCGTCAACGCCGATCACGCGGACATCCTTGAGATGGTTCTTCGTCGGGACGGCACGGATTACGAAGTCGAGCGCATCAGCCGCGGGGACTTCTTCCTTCTGCCCAACAAGACCACGCAGGGGCGGCCGTCGCAGTTTTACTACGACCGTCAGATCGCTCCGAAGATTACCGTCTGGCAGGTTCCCGAGAACTCGACCGACCAGTTGATCTACTATTACGTCCGCCGCATCGAGGACGCAGGAACCCTGCAGAACACCACCGACATGCCGTGGCGGTTCTACCCTTGCATGGTTGCTGGCTTGGCTTACTATCTTGCCATGAAGCGGGCCCCTGACCGGATGGCCATGCTCAAGGCGATCTATGACGAAGAGTTCACGCGCGCGGCCGAAGAAGACGAGGACCGGGTGCCGTTGAAGCTGCAGCCTGATGTGGCCTACCTGAGGTTCTGATGACGTATGCCAGCGGTAAAAAGGCTTGGGGTATTTCTGATCGCTCCGGCGTCCGCTTCCGGCTGCGCGACATGCGAAAAGAATGGACGGGACTTCTCGTCGGCCCGGATGAGTATGACCCGAAGCATCCGCAGCTCTTCCCGCCTAAGGCCTACCCTGACCCGCAGGCGCTTCGAAATCCTCGTCCCGACCCAGAGGCAGGGCACGTCTACGTCTCGGTCGGCAACACAGTCTTCCCGCCAGTTGCAATCATCTACCCGGTGGTTGGCACTGTCGGCTTCGTTACGGTGGTGACCACATGAGCTTTACTTACGGCCAGCTGAAGCAGGCTCTGCAGGACTATCTCGAGACCTCGGAGACCACCTTCGTCAACAACCTCCCGCTCTTCATCCGCCTGTCGGAAGAGCGTATTCTCAAGAACGTCCAGCTAAGTCTGTTCCGCAACAATGTCTCCGCCAACGCAACTTCTGGGGACCGCTTCCTCGGCTGCCCGTCGGACTTCCTTGCGCCGTTGTCTTTGTGTTACACGGACGCTGGGAACGATAAAGTTTTTCTGGAGTTTAAGGACGTCAGCTTTGTTCAAGAGTATTCCCCGGACGCAGCCGTTACGGGGGCTCCTCGGTACTACGCTCAGTTTGACAACCAGAACTTTATTCTGGGTCCGACTCCGAACTCGGCGTACTCGATGGAGCTGCACTATTTTTACCGCCCTGCCAGCCTGACGGCTGGGTCTGACAGCGGGACCACGTGGCTTAGCATCAACGCCGAACTGACGTTGTTCTACGGCGCGATGATCGAGGCCTACCTGTTCCTCAAAGGTGACCCCGACCTTTTGGCAAGCTACGACAAGCGCTTCCAAGAGTCACTCGTGGGCCTCAAGATGCTGGGCGAAGCGAAGCAGGTCACCGATGAATATCGCAAGGGCATGGTTGTGAGGTCCAAGGAATAATGTTTGGCGCGAAACTCTCTTTGCCTGAGACCCCCGTTGTCGTGGTAACGACCACAAGCGGCCGAGGGGAAACCCCTGAGGAAGTGGCGATGCGTTGCGTAAGCAAGCTCATCAGTGTGTCCGATAACGCCCCGCAAGAGATCAGGGACCAAGCGCTTGCGTACCGCGCGGCCGTTCTCGCGGTCGTCACGAGATACATGACATTTGCTGTCGCACAGGATCGTGTTACGGTATATAATGCCCTTGTAGAGGCTGGGCAGCCACAACTGGCGGAAGCCATTAAAAAGCTATAGGAGGCCGCGATGGCAATTACTCAGGCAATGTGCACTTCGTTCAAGGATCAACTCCTCGAGGGTGCTCACGACTTCCGCGCGAGCGGCGGGGACACTTTTAAGCTGGCGTTGTACACCAGCGCGGCCACCCTTGACGCAACCACGACGGCGTACTCGGCTACGAACGAGGTTGCCAACTCTGGCTCCTATTCGGCTGGTGGCGGAACACTGACCAACGTCAACCCGACTACTTCCGGGACAACGGCCTTCACCGATTTCGACGACCTTTCGTTCACGACGGCGACTATCACGGCCCGCGGCGCGCTGATCTACAACACGACCCCGGCGCACACCTACACCAACCCGTCCGTCGTGGTTCTGGATTTTGGTAGTGATAAAACCTCGACGTCAGGCACCTTCACCATCCAATTCCCTGCCGCCACTGCGTCTGACGCGATCATTCGCATCTCTTAACAGAGAGGTTTTCCGTGGTTCTGGTACTAGAAGATAGGGTCCTTGAGACCTCTACGACGACGGGGACCGGGTCGTTCGCGTTACTCGGGCCTACTCAGGGGTTCCAATCTTTTAATGATGGTGTGGGCAACAACAACAGTACCTACTACGCGATTACGAATGTGGCGGCAGGCGAGTATGAAATCGGCATCGGCACCTACACGCTGTCCGGCTCAACCCTTTCTAGGGATATCGTTTTAGCGGGAACCTATGGCGTTGGGACTAACGTTCCCTTTGTTGCGGGGACTAAGAACGTCTTTTCGACGCTACCAGCTGGCAAGGCGGTGTATACTGGGAGAGCTGTTGCCATGGCTCTCGTGTTTGGATAGGGGGATAACCGATGGCTGCGCCAAACATCGTCAACGTGACCAGCATTATCGGCAAGACCGCGACTACAAACCTCACCAGCACGAGCGCATTTTCGGTGGTGAGCAACGCGGCGTCTTCGGGTCTTGTCATGAAGATCAACACCTTGATCGTGTCGAACGTGGACGTCGCCGCTTCCGCCGACATCACGATCAACTACTACACCGCGGCGGCGCTGGGTGGTACTGCATTCCAGATTGCAAGCACTATTACCATCCCTGCGGACACGTCCTTGATTGTGATCAGCAAAGAAACACCCGTCTATCTCGAAGAGGATCGGTCGATTGGCGCAACGGCGAGTGTTGCAAACGACCTCAAGGTCATTTGTTCCTACGAAGAAATCTCGTGAGGCCTTAATATGACAAGAGCCCCGGGA